GCAGTTATGGCATTGAACTACGCCGTTAAACTGATTCCACTTGATTGCCTCTGGCTTTGTATAACCGCAGCACGGCAGCTCCACCGGCTCACCTTGCGGCTGCGCTACTTCGCCATCTTTTGTGCCACTTCCCATCCGGCTTTGTTCCACATCTGCCATTGCTGATACGTCATTGCTTTCTCCTTTGTCTTGCGGCTGCGTTTCTACTAATTTAGTAGAGTTTTGACATGAATTAGTAGACTGCGCCAATGCTTCACGCAGGGCTAGGATTATTTCTCTGTCATTTTTATATCGTTCGGATGATTGCCACGAATACCAAACCAATCCATCCAACGCCATCTGCATGGCTGCTTGTTGTTTGTCGTTCATTTCATATCCTCTATTTCAGCAATGATTCTGTCTGTTGTCCAAGTAGATTTTGGAGTTGCAACAGCAAACACCTTTTTCATCTTCTCTTTCGTTGCCTCTGCTACTAGGGCGGCGAAGCGTTCAAGCTGCGACAGTTCAAAACTCCAGTTTCGAGTTAGTGGGCCATATTCATGTGAACCTGCTTTGTGCGCCATGCGGATGATTTCGTCTTGTGTCATTTTATAAGCCTCCAAAGACCAATTTGCGCCAAGGCATAACCCGTCCAGACTAGCCCGTTATCAATATCTCCTTTTGACCAGCGCAGTATTCCTACAATCGCATAGCCGCACCCAGTAGCACCCACAATCCAATGCTCAATGCTCATTTAGCATCCTTTTTGTCGTAATCTTCTTTCAAGTTGTATCTGCTCTTGTATAACTCAGCAAACCGAATCAACTCATCAAGCGAAAAGATATACAAAGGCTTGTCATTCATTCCGATTGGAATGTACGCACAGCCGGAATCAAGCGCAATTTTGCTTAGGTATAAGTCAGTCATTTTTTACCGCCTTGTAAGCATATAGTTTAGTATTTGGCTTGCTAATTTTGATTCTTACAGCCAAACCTTCTTTGACAAACGAATACATCAACTGGCTACAATAATTTCGAGTGTATGGCGTTTTCATAGCCATTTCATCGCCGGTAATAGGTTTGACTTGCATACGCAACAAGGAAAGCACTTGCTTGGCTGCTTTAGACAATCTTTCCTCAAACGACATTTCGCACCGTTCTTTTTTGTACTGCAACGGAACGTGCCTGGGTTCGCCAACAAACCCTAGCCGGTGCTTTCTTGTTCTGGTAATACGAGGAGGTTCAAACTTGCCATAAAACATTTCAGTCAGATTCATTTTATCTATTCACTTATCTATTCAGGTTGTATGAAACGTCAGTAGAAAACATCAAATTAAACAGCTATTTAAGATGTTTCCAGCTATCAAAAAAGCTATTCATGTGTTGGAAGAAGCGAACAACTCGCAAATACTGTAACTTTGACCAAAAGTTCCGTACAAATTCACTCATTGCCCGCTCCTAAAAGGGTGGGGTACTCGCTGCGTCTGTTTGCCAAGGCGTGACTCTTGTTTTACTGAGGGGCACAGTTCCCCACCATGAACGCACCAGCGTTTTCTACAAACAGCATCCGCTTTCCCCCGTGAAACTAGAAAGGCGTATCGCTAGACGCGCTAGGTTCCGCTAAGTCACCACGCTTGTCAAGCACTAGCAATTTCAGGACTTCTACCTCGGTTCGATATTGTTTGACCCCTTCTTTTTCCCATGATCGGGTTTTAATCCGGCCTTCTACAAAGACCTTTGACCCTTTCTTGATAAAGTCAGCGGCAATCTTGGCTAACTGACGATAGGCTACGCATGAAAACCATTCTGTACTCTCTCTTTTTTCTCCGCTTTTATCTGTCCACTGGTCGGACGTGGCTAACGAAAAGTTGGTGATTGAATCTCCGTTATCAAAAGTTTTGACTTGAGGTTCTTGGCCTACATTGCCCAAAAGAAATATCTTGTTGACTGAACTCATTTCTTTTTACCTTTAATCAACTGGTAAGCGGCATAACGCGACCCGTTATTAGCAACTTTGACATGAGTAACAATGTTAAGACCGCGCTCTCGCAGTTTATTGATATGAGATGCCAGACGAATGGTTTTACACCCTTTCATCGCATCGTGTGGCGTTAATACAACACCTTTACGGAGAGTTGATTCTACCCATGAGATTTGATTCATTTTATTGCTCCTTAAATTGACTGAAATTTAGCTACTTTTGCTGCCACTTCCGAAAGAAACAGTTTTACTTGTTCTTCCATCTCCGCAATGTATTCATCATCCCTTCTGTACCGGACAATGAACAAATGCTAAGATTCATCTTCTAGCCTGTCGTCATAGGAAACGAAATCAACCCATTTCCTACCCGTACAGGCCAGTTGCCATGCCATTTGAGGAATGTATTTAGCTGGAGGTTTACCTGCCAAAATATACTCAATATGAGTAAGTGAGTTTGGACACTTAATCTCGACTAACCCAGTATCTTGAACAAGCCCATCGGGACTAGCACCGCTATTAATAATGCTAGGATGCTCCACAAAACCGACCTCATCAACATGGCAATCTTTTGCAAAACAGTAAGCTGCCCTGGCCGTTGATTCCAGTTCGACCCCTCGTTGGATTGCTTCATTAGTAAACCCCTCTGCTATCACCTTGGTTAATCTTTCAGTAACTAGCTGGTCGATATACTTTTGGCGGGTTAAAGACTCTGCCCCACCCCGACCTTTAGCCATTACATCTGAAATACGACTAGCAGTAACTTTACCTTTGCGTTGCATTTTCCATTCATCGGTTCTTTGTTCCATTATTTCAGCCCCTTAAATTCAATCTCCATAAGGTCGGCGCAGTTTTGCATGATGACTCCACAAGCAATAAATGCAGTCTTTGGGTCTGATGTTCCGATTGCTGTTGTTATGCGGTTAATCATCTTCAACAACTCCGTTTTATCTGGCGCAGTATTCATAAACTCGTCTTTTGTCATTTCAGTCCCCTAATTGCTGCGGCGCACTCTGCGCTAGTCTTTGCCCGTTGCTGCATATACGATGGTTCTTCGCACACCTTCGCCGCTTCTTCGAGCGCGTCTGCTCGGATGGCTTTGGCATCTACTGTCTGCTCGGCAATATCAAGCGCATCATTCCAACCTTCGATGTATTGCCATTCGTCTACGTTGTCGCTGGTTTTTTCTTTGCACAACTCGTCCCACGCCACCGGCTCCTGCACAGGCTCCTCATAATCGTCAATATCCACCCATTCAGGAATAGCAGGCTCGGCTACCATTTCGTTAGCGCCACCAGAATGGTTGGCTAATGCCTCACGGATGGCGGCTAGGGCTTTGTCATCATCTTCGTCCCAAGGAGTGTTACAATGATCCCAATCGCTTAATTCTTTCCATTGAGATAAAGCTTCCTCTGCCAGCTTCAGTGCTTCGGTTGTTTTGTTCATTTCTCACCCCTTGCTCTGATAGCTGCGGCGCAAGCGCAAGACCCGTCACCAAATCCGTCGATAAATGTCTCGCCTTTGCAGGTGTAGCCATTGGCTTCTGCTTTAGCTGCGTTTTCATCGCACACCTTCGCACAGGCTTCTCGCTCGGCTAATACTGCGGATTCAATAGCATCTAACTCTTTGTGTTTCTCAATTAGTTCGCCTAATGCTTTCGTTGCCCAAGCCGGTGGGAAAGGTGGCAGCGTACCAACCAGCCAGTCGATATGGTTTTTCAATTCCTCTTTTGTCACAGTTGCTTCTCCTTAAATTTCTCGATCACTGCGCGGCAAATCACTTTGCAGCTTTCAAAGAAAACGCCTTCTTCTTCTAGTTGGTTAATTTCATCATCCGTCAAATCAACCCACTCCCGTTCTGCTCGGACAAGGGCGGCAAAGCGTGTCAAATAAGGCGTTAAGTCGGTGCTTTCCATCCATGCTGTTACAGGACGGCTTTCGCAAATCAGGTTAGCCTCCCGCGCCATGCGGATGATTTCGTCTTGTGTCATTTCTCACTCCTTGCTCTGATGGTTTCTCCAAAACCACTAATGGCTGGATATTCTTCATGCCATTTTTTTGCTGCTCTTTCGTTTAGTGACTTAACGCCGTTTTCTAAATCAGAATCAACGCACATCCACCACTCATCCATAATCGCCTCACGCTCATGGGCTGCGACAAGGGCGGCAAAGTCTTTTAGCATATCCGTAATAACTGGATCAAAACAAAGCACTTCTTCTCCATCTATGCTGTTTAGCACTTTGGTTTTAAAGCCAGCCTCTTTCGCCAGTTCGATGATGTTCATAATGGCTGACCTTTCTTTTTAGGTGTTACTTCATCTGGCACAAAGTCTTGCATCTCGTATACCCTGCGCCCTTGACCTTTTTCCCAAACAACGTGGACTTTGCCATCTAATAATCCCCAACATCCTTCTAGGAAAGCTGTAGTGGTATATGCGTACACATAAAACAGTTTTTTAGTGCCAGAGCATTGTCTGTCTGTAAGAACAATCTGCCCACCGCCCTGATTAGTTAAAACCCATGTATCTGCTTGCGCAATTCCAGAAACAATGGCTAGTATTAGAAACAGTTTTTTCATTTTGTATCCTTTGCTTGAATTGGTGCTTTTTCACCACAAAACGGGCAATAATTAACTTGGCTGCCATACTCGCCATTGCCAACCCAAAACTTTTTGTTTTCATCTTCGTAGCAGTATTCTATTGCTGCTCCATACCCGCTTTGGGGCAATGCTTTTTCGCAGTTGTGTTTCATTTCAGCACCGCCTTTTTAGCATTAGTAGCATCATTGATAGCAGACTTGTCTTTAGGGCAAGCCGCTACCGCTTTCATGTAGATACCTTTGAGTTCTTCTAGGTCTGACGCTGCTTCAATAGCTGCCAAGAAGTCTGCCAGTACGCCGTCCATCTCGCCAGTTGGCAAATCTTCTCCGGCATAGATGTATAAGCCAATACCGAAACAAGCAATGCACTTGGCAAGGCAACGCATGGTTGCATCTGAAATCTTGCGGCTATCTGGGTTGCTGATTGCATTATTGCGGTTATCCATTACTGGCAACTGCATTTTCATGGTCTTGCCAAACGCCGTGACGTTGCAAAACACCATGACTGTATCGCCAAAATACTTAGGCTCTGGGAACTCCCATGTTGCTGTCGAATCGTGCTGCAACAAAGTATCAACTGCCCAAGCCCAAGAAAGGTACGTCAACTGGCCTTTCTTCTCGGTATGAGCGTTCACATTGATTTTTCGCAGTTCTGTATAGCTAGTCATTTTCTATCTCCCAAAGTTCACGCATGATTTCAAATTCAAATTGGTCAGCCATTGTACGCCTCCGCGCACTCATACTCAAGGTCTGAGATTAGGTCGCCGTTGAGGTATTCGTACAGGTCAACTTCTTTACCATCTAGCCAAACAATCACGGCAACAACAGTAGCGCCGCCATTTTCCGGCACTTCAAACCTATCGTTAGATGGTAGAGGCTCAGACCAGTCAAAGAATACTTCGGCTTTTTGTTCGCCAAGTACGCCAAGGTCAAGCATTGTTTCGTAAATATGATCTTTCATTTTCTATCCCCATTACACAGGACGCGTGGCATCTAGCTTAGATTTCTTATGGCTTGGGTGCAAGATATACAATTCGCCCATTTCAGCCTTGATGCGGGCGATACGCGCTTCGTTGCGCTGACGCATACCAGCCATTTGCATAAGGTCAACAGGGCTAACTTCTTGGGGCTTAACTAGCTTGCGAATGATATCTAGCATAGTCATCTCACACCCCAAACAAATAAAATGGAAGAACAAGCA